AAAGAAACTCTAAACAAAAAATTCTGGGATCCTATATTTAAAGATAGCAACTTCAAAGAATTTGTTAAAACATACTATTCCATCGGACATAAACCTTTATTAGAAATAGACTTAGACTTAGAAGTAGAAGATGTATAAAGTAACAGATAAGGATTATACATTAGTAGAGAATCCGAATCATCCACTTCATGGAGTTAAACTTTTAACGGGAACATGGAAAGACGTAATAATAGTCTATGGAACAGTTCAAGTAAAAGAAACACCAGAACTTGATATGGCCACACTTGGATTTACATATCAAGTTCAGGATCCAGGAACATTTGCAATGGATGAATTAGAAGGAGATGAAAATTTTAAAGATTATCTTGGATCCATACTGCAATATATAATAACAGATTCACTAGAACATAACGAGGCACAGATAGGAATTGGACATAACGAATCAAATACCGACACACATACTGAATCACCTACTGAATAACGAAGATTATTGTAGGAGAGTCATACCATATTTAAGAAAAGAATATTTCGAAGGAATTCATAAAAATGTATTTGACCTTATTGTAAAGTTTGTTGGTCAACATAATAAATTACCTACATCAAAGATTTTACATTTAGAACTTAAGAAGGTAAATGCTCCAGAAGAAATACTCAATTCTTGCTCTAGACTTATTGATGAAATAGAATCAAAGTCTGACATCGATACTGAATATCTTATACAGGAATCAGAAAAATGGTGTAAAGAAAGATCTGTTTATAATGCAATAATGGAGTCAATCCAGATTATAGATGGTAAAGATAAAGAAAGAAGTGAAGGTGCTATACCTGAAATACTTTCTTCTGCTTTAGGAACTTCTTTCGACCAAGCAATTGGTCATGACTATATCGATAACTCAGAGGATCGATTTGCATTTTACAATACAAAAGAAGATCGTATATCATTCGATTTAGATTATTTCAATAAAATAACAAAAGGTGGACTTCCAAATAAAACATTAAACATTGCTCTTGCTGGTACTGGTGTTGGTAAATCTTTATTCATGTGCCACTGTGCAGCATCAGTACTCAGCCAAGGCAAGAACGTTTTATATATTACAATGGAAATGGCAGAAGAACGTATCGCCGAAAGAATCGATGCGAATCTAATGGATCTACCAGTAGAACAACTTCAGTCTTTACCTAAACAAGTTTTTGATGGTAAGATTTCTAAGATCGCAAAAGGATCTATAGGTAAACTTATCATTAAGGAATATCCAACAGGGGCCGCCCATACAGGGCATTTTAGAGCTTTATTGAATGAATTAAAGCTTAAAAAGAACTTCTGTCCGGATATAATTTATGTAGATTATTTAAATATTTGTGCCTCAAGTCGCATGCGTGGGCTCGGTGGTAGTATAAATAGTTATTCATACATAAAAGCGATCGCGGAAGAACTCCGTGGTTTAGCTGTGGAATTCAATGTTCCAATAGTCTCTGCAACGCAGACTACCAGGTCAGGATTTTCTAATACTGATTTAGGACTAGAGGATACATCTGAATCATTTGGTTTGCCAGCAACGGCCGATCTTATGTTTGCTCTTATTTCAACAGAGGAACTTGAAGATTTGGGTCAAATGCTAGTAAAGCAATTGAAAAATCGTTATAACGATCCTACCAAATATCGAAGATTCGTTATTGGAGTAGATCGTTCCCGCATGAAACTATATGATGTAGAGGAGTCGGCTCAATCAGATATCATGTCTGACATGACACCAGATAAGCCGATAAACAAGTTTGGTGAACGGGAAAGTAATGACTCGTTTGCAGACTTTAAAATATAAAGGAGAAATATATGGATATGTTAAATACAGCAAAAGCTTGGTTAATGGATAGATGGGCAGAACGCACATCTTGGGACGGCGGAGTTATCGTCGGACTATCATTATCTTACCTACTTTTAGGCGGCTTAGTTGACCTATTTGCGTGGGTAGCTCTAGCTTACGGTGTATACACTTTTATTGCAAAAGAAGTATAATAACCTTTAATTATGATTCATGGGGGAGTGCAATACTCCCCTTCTTTTGTAATAAAATGTCACGAAATTGTCACGAAAAAAGGGTTTACAAACACCTTATCCTTTGGTATAATACTTCTATAAATTAAATTAATAAGGAGTAAATCATGCAAAATGTATTAAAATTAACACATATCGCTACAGATATACCGCTAGAAATAGAATTAGATTTAGTTGAACTGGCTTTTGCTAAAGACAAAAATCCAGAAACTATTAATGAATCATGGGATAAACTCTGTGATTCAGTATTTGTAAGAACTGGCCATGACATTCAAGGTCAATTCTTTTTAGAAACTTTAGGCGGGAGGCCAATACACTAAAATGAGATCAGATAGCTATGTAATGACAGTATATCCAGAATCAGCTGGAGATATGCTAGAACTTGAAAATATCAGAAAGGTTGTGAAGATTATGAATAAATCTTCTGACAAAAAATATTACGTGAAATGTCAAGGTAGATTTGGAAAAAATAATCGAAACCTTTACAAGTATCGCGACTATAGTTCTTATAGGGGGATTTTCCATAACTGGAGAATCTGCAGACTAGAAGATGCCCAAAGATGGGACGTTTACATTTACAGGAGATATGCATAATGAATAAATCAGAGCAAAGAAAGAAGATCAACAAGGATATTGAGAAATTTCTTTCTAAAGGTGGAAAAATTGAAAAGTGGGAAGATAAAGAAAATCATCCTAAACCAAAACACTATGTTAGGTAGGTTTAATTATGTTATTTAAAGTAAAATTTTTTCAAGGTAGTAGTGAGAAGATCTATGAATATCTTTTCTCATCTTTAAAGGAAGCCATGGTTTTTAATATGGCTATGATAAAAAAAGGATTTCAATCCGATATTATTAGATTAGATATTAAAGGCAATGTAGTAGAATAATGGATATTATATCTTTTATAATATTCTTAATTTGTTTATCTGGGGCTTCTTGGCAAGCTTATAGACAAGGTATTCGAGAAGGATGCAGTAAAACTATTGATAAATTACATTCTGCTAAGATTATCTCATATGATAATAAGGGTAATATCGTTCCCAATTCCTTTTTTAACTCTTAAATCTTTATAAATAGTATCACTATGCATAAATTTTCAGGATTCAAATCTTTAAAAGAAGCTGTAAAGCTTACACCTGCTGAGCTTGATAAACCAAATTCTATTACAAAAGAACCTCGAATTGATATTCTCATAAGAATTATTCAACAAGGTAATCCCTTAGAACTTGCAAAAGGGGGAACTGTTACTATAGAAAATACCCCTGAATTAATAGGTCTTTTAAAGGATTTTGCAAAAAGTACTGAAAATAAAAAACCATCAATTCCTTTTATGGGTACAGATGGTAAAAACTACACAACTTCAGATCTAGCTAAATCATCAGTCTTTGGGGGTGGTGGAGGATCTGGCGGAGGATCACTCAATACTAAAATTACAGAATCCCATCAATGTGTCATGTGCCAAGCAATGCTTGATCATGGATTACAAGATGAAGAATTCTTTACCCCTGAAATACTTACATCAGCATATAAAAAGGTTTTTGTTGACGCTAAATTGGATGAAGTATTAAGTGTTGAAGGAGATTGGTTAACCTCTTCTCATCTATCAGCATATGAACTTATAAAGCAAAAATACATTCATAAGAATATGACATTCCACAGGAATGATGACAAGATGAAAAAAATATATGCTATTAAAGATTTTGCATATAAAAATTCAGATATCAAGCCAATGAAGGATGATAAATGGAATCCAGGTGATATATGGGCTATAGATAAATCTTTTAAATTTGAGGATCTTAAAGTAGATAGTATTAGATCTTTGAATGAATCCCTACTTGAGCATTTTGTTAATCGTAACCTTGTTGCTATATCTCTAAAACTTGTAAAAAAATCAGTAAAGATTAAGGAACTTAACGTTAAGTTACCACCAGATACAGATGATCACAAACTTACAAGAATAGCACTTCAAGGAGATGTTAGGGGGGATTTCTGGTCAAATAAAGGAGCAACAGTATTTTATGATGATGGAAAAATGGCTCTTAAGGATGGTTCACCAGGTGGATCTATCAAGGGAGAAATAGTACTCAAAACAGCAAGAGGTGGAGGAGCCGGATGGGGTGTTATGCAAGATGCTACACGACAAATTTTTGGTAAGAAGTTACCAGACCACAAACAGGGAATTTATGCAATTGCTAAAAAGATAGCTACTAAACAGGATAAAAAGGGAATAGCAATATTCTGGAAGATGTATAATAATTTTTACAACAACGAAACATTTGAGGAATTCCAAGAAAAACTTTTATCAAAAGACACAAATTGGATTTCTTCTAAACTTGGTTGTTTATATGTTTGTTATTACTTAGATTTAAACACTGGACCAAAATCAAATAGATGGATAACAAAAATAATTAACTATGCTGGAAGTAAAGCTGAAGACTCCAGTTCATATGTAAAGGTCTATACATGATAAACTTTAATAACTACCTAACAGAAGCCGCAGGTAAGAATACTCATATGACACATATTGAGGATCTTATTATTGACGGCGGAGTTAAGGGGGCTCGCCAAGCTATCCTAGCGCTAAGATCAATGAGGGATATGTTGAGCGGTAATGCGAAAGCACCTGTAGACATTACTGTCAAGTGGGACGGAGCCCCCGCCTTATTCGCTGGAGAAGATCCATCAGATGGAAAATTCTTTGTAGCAAAAAAAGGTATCTTTAATAAAGATGCTAAGGTGTATAAGAACCATGCAGACATAGACGCTGATACAAGTGGTGATTTAAATAAGAAACTCAAACTTGCATTCGACAATTTAAAAGATTTAGGAATTAAAGGAGTCATTAAAGGTGACTT